GATGGCATTTGGTTCGACCATGAAGCGGCCAACCATGCCTTCGCCTTTTTTGAGGAGGTGCTGAAGCTTTCGGAAGGTCAGTTCGAAGGGCTGCCCTTCGAACTTCAGCCCAGCCAAGCCTTCATCATTGGCTCGTTGTTCGGCTGGAAGCGCAAGGATGGCAGGCGCCGGTTCCGCCGCGCTTACATCGAACAAGGCAAAGGCAACGGGAAGTCGCCGGTGGCAGGCGGCATCGGCATTTACGGCATGACCGCCTGCAAGGAGGCAGGCGCCCAGATCTACGCGGCGGCGGCCAAGAAGGAGCAGGCCAACATCCTGTTCCGCGACGCAGTGCGGATGGTCCGGCAATCCCCGGCCTTGGATCGGAGGCTCAACTTCTCGGGCGGCCCGGGACGTGAGTTCAACATCGCGCATCTGGCGAGCGGCAGTTTTTTCCGTCCGGTGTCGCGCGATACAGGCAAGACCGGCTCTGGCCCGCGCCCCTATTTTGTGCTGGCGGACGAGGTCCACGAGCTGCCTGACCGCTCAATCATCGAGATGCTGGAACGCGGCTTCAAGTTCCGCCGCGATCCACTGCTGTTCATGATCACGAACTCGGGCTCGGATCGTAATTCAGTCGCCTGGGAGGAACACGAACACGCTGTCCGGGTGGCGGCTGGTAATCCCGATGCGGTGACTGACCCGACCTTTCTCGGGCAGGTCATCGACGACACGACGTTCAGCTATGTCTGCGCGCTCGATGAGGGCGACGATCCGCTGACTGACCCCAGCTGCTGGATCAAGGCGAACCCGCTTCTGGGCGTCACGATCACCGAGCAGTACCTGACCGAGGTCGTGGCGCAGGCCAAGGCGATCCCGGGACAGCTCAACGGGATTTTGCGGCTCCACTTCTGCGTGTGGACCGATGCCGAAACCGCCTGGATGGCAAGGGCCACGCTCGAGCCATTGCTGGCCGAGTTCGAACCCAAGGCGGGCCAGCCCGTCTGGCTAGGGCTCGATCTCAGTCAGAACCGGGATCTGACCGCGCTGGCTGCCGTTCAGCGAAACGGCGAGAAGGACGGCAAACCCTGCTTTGATGCCTGGGTCGAAGTCTGGACGCCAGGCGACACGCTGGCAGCCCGGAGCTTGCGGGACAAACAGCCCTACGACCTCTGGGTCGCCGATGGATTTTTGAATGCGCCGCAAGGCGAGAACATCAGCTTTCGCCATGTGGCGCAGGCTCTGGCCGAGATGGCATCGGACTACCGGGTCGAGGCGGTGGCATACGACCGCTACGCCTTCCGCCGGTTCGAGGAGGAAGTCGCCGAACTCGGCCTCGACCTGACCTTTGTCGAGCACCCGCAAGGCGGCACCAAGCGGGCCAAGCCAGCGGGAGAGATGACCGAAGGCCTCTGGATGCCGGGCTCGCTTCGGCATCTTGAAGAACTGATCCTTGAGGGCCGCATTCGTCTGAAGCGCAATCCGGTCCTGATTTCCGCAATGATGTCGGCGGTCACCGAGACCGACCGCTGGGACAACAAGTGGCTCTCTAAACAGCGGGCCATCAACAAAATCGACGCAGCCGTCGCGCTGTGCATGGCAGTGGGGGCGGCAATGGCGGGCGACACCAGCGGCTCCATTGACGACTGGCTGAAGAGCCTGACGGCATGAACATTTTCCAGAAGGCGTTCGGCTACATCGCGCGCTCTATCGGCCTCACCGATCCACTGCTGGTGCAGGCGGTGGGTGGGCGCACCACAACGACCGGCGAAATGGTCTCGACCACCTCGGTGCTGGGGCTCGCCTCAGCCTGGGCCTGCGTCAATCTGCTCGCCGGAACCATCGCCTCGCTGCCGCTCATGGTCTACCGGACCCGGGGCGGCGCGCGGATGGTCGCTACCGATCATCCGCTCTATCGGATCCTGCACGACAGCCCGAATGCCGACCAGACCGCGGTCGACTTTTGGGAGTTCATCTGCGCCTGCATTGAACTCAATGGCAATGCCTATGCCGAGATCATCCGGGGCAGCAACGGCCGGGTGGTCGCGCTCAGCGTGCCGATCGCTCCGGAACTGATGACCGTCCGGCGCCTCCGCGACGGCAGCCTCGAATACGAGTGGTCCGATAACGGCGTCCGGCAGATCGCCTCCCAGGACAACATGCTCCACATCCGCGGCTTCGGCGGCAACCCGCTGGGCGGGCTTTCGACCCTCTCGTTTGGCCGCCAAACCTTCGGGCTTGCGCAGGCGATCGAACGGGCCTCGGGCGACACCTTCCGCAACGGGGTGCGCCCCTCTGGGCTGCTAAAGACCGCCGACACGCTGACCCTCGATCAACGCAAAATGGCCGAGGAACTGTTGCAGGAGAAGTTTGCCGGCGCGATCAACGCCGGGCGGCCTATGCTGCTCGATCGCGGCATGGACTGGGTCCAGCTTTCGATCAGCCCGGAAGATGCCCAGATGCTGCAGAGTCGGGCTTTCTCGGTCGAGGAAGTCTGCCGGTTCTTCGGTGTGCCGCCGTTCATGGTCGGACATACCGAGAAGACCACCAGCTGGGGCACCGGCCTCGAGCAGCAGACGCTGGGGTTTCAGAAGTTCACGCTGCGTCGGCGTTTGAAGCGGATCGAGCAGGCGCTCGCCAAGCAGCTGCTGTCCCCCGCCGATCGTCAGGCCGGGCTCGTCATAGAGTTCAACCTCGAAGGTCTGCTGCGCGGCGACAGCGGCGCGCGGGCCTCCTTCTACCAGCAGATGCTCTCGAATGGCGTGATGACCATCAACGAGGTCCGCGCCCTCGAAAACCTGCCGCCTGTCGAAGGCGGTGATGTCCCCCGCATGCAGATGCAGAACGTACCCATAACACAGGCCGGCACTGGCACAGCGCCTGCGCTGCCGCCTGCCGATCCCGGAGCTGCCCCATGAACCATCTCGATTTTGTCCTCGATACCAAGGCCGTCACCGAAGACGGACAGATCGAGGGGCTCGCGGCTGGCTACGGCAATATCGATGCGGGCGGTGATGTCATTGTGCCCGGCGCGCTCGCCCGGTCCCTCAAGGGCCGCAAGGCGGTGCCGATGCTGATGTATCACGATCAGACCCGCCCGGCAGGCGTCTGGACGGACTTTACTGAAAGCCGGGATGGCCTCGTCGTCAAAGGCCAGATCTCGCTGTCTTCGCGCGCTGGCCAGGAGGCCCATGCGCTGGTGCGCGATGGCGCGATCGGGGGTCTGTCGATTGGTTACCGGACCATCCGGGAGCAGCTGGTGGGCAAGACCCGTCAGCTCCTTGAACTTGCCCTTTACGAGGTGAGCCTTGTTACCATCCCGATGAACGAGCGCGCGGTGATCACCAGCGTCAAATCGATCGTTGAGGACGGCCGGCTCCCGACCTTGCCCAAATTTGAGAATTTCCTGCGTGAGGCAGGGTTCTCGAAAAGCCAGGCCACCGCAATTGCGGGCAAAGGCTTGGCGCCGCTGTTCCGGAGTGAGTCTGGCAGCACCCCTTCCGACTTCCTGTCGGCTTTGCAGGCGCAGCTTCGCGCCTGAACCCACTCCCACACAGGACAAATTATATGAGCGATCAGAAGACCGCCGAGCAGCTTGCCGGCGAAGTGAAAGGCGTGCTCGACGCGCGCCTTGGTGAAGTCAAATCGACCCTCGATGCCAAGCAGGCTGAACTACGTGGCATTCTTGATGCCCGCCACGACGAGATCAAATCCGATCTCGAGGGCAAGCACGACAAGGTTAAGGCTCTTGCCGAAGAAGCGCTGGGCAAGGCGCAGCGCGGCGAAGACCTCTCCAATGCCACCAAGCAGCTGGCAGACGAAGCGCTCACCGCGCTCAATGAAGCCAAGGCCCGGCTCGATGAAGTCGAGCAGAAACTTGCCCGCCGCGTGGCCGACGATGCCCTGCCGGAGTTTAAGACCATCGGCGAACAGGTCGTGGCTGACGAGGCGATCAAGGCCTTCCTTGGCAACAACACGGTTCGCGGCCGCGCCAGCGTCGAGGTGAAAGCGATCATTTCTGCGCTCACCACCGATGCCAATGGTTCGGCCGGTGACCTCATCGTGCCCGATCGACTGCCCGGCATCATCATGCCCGGCCAGCGCCGCCTGACGGTTCGCGACCTCCTAACCCCGGGGCGGACGGCCAGCAATTCGGTTCAGTACGTCAAGGAAACGGGCTATGCCAACTCGGCCGCGACCGTTTCAGAAACCGCGGGCCCGGCCAAGCCGCAGTCCGACATCAAGTTCGATGTTCTGACCAGCAACGTCACCACCATTGCCCACTGGGTTCTGGCGACCCGTCAGATCCTCGACGATGTGCCGATGCTCCAGTCCTACATCGACGGGCGCCTGCGCTACGGCCTGGCGCTGGTCGAAGAAAACCAGCTGCTCAACGGCAGCGGCACGGGCACGGACCTGGCCGGCATCTACACGCAGGCGACTGCCTTCAGTCCGCCGATCACCATCCCGGCGACGGTGACCCGGATCGATGTCCTGCGTCTGGCCATGCTTCAGACCGCGCTGTCCGAACTCATGTCGACCGGCGTGGTGCTGCACCCGGCAGACTGGGCCGCGATCGAGCTGCTGAAGGATGGCCAAGGCCAGTTCATCGTGGGCAACCCGCAAGGGACGATCACGCCCACGCTCTGGGGCCAGCCGGTGGTGTCGACCCAGTCGATGGCAACCGGCAAGTTCCTGACCGGGGCTTTCCAGCTTGGTGCGCAGATCTTCGACCGCATGGACGCAGTGGTCGAGATTTCGACCGAGGATGACCAAAACTTCCGCAAGAACCTGGTCACGGTGCTCGCCGAAGAGCGTCTCGCCCTCGCGGTCTATCGCCCTGAAGCCTTCGTGAAGGGTGACTTCACGGCGGCGGCCACGGCGGCAACCAAGGTCTGATGAACGGTGAAGGGCTGGACGTAGGGTCAGCCCTTCCAACTTGCCAAGGAGATAGCCCATGCAGTTGCAGGCACTCGATACGATTCACGTGAGCTCGGTGAGCTCGGAAAACATCACCACTGGCCAGCTCTTCGAGATCGATGACCTTGCGGGCAAAAGCCTGATCGAGCGCGGTCATGCCATTGAAGTCGATGGCGTCCCGGCCACCAAGGCTGAACCGGCTCCGGCACATGAGCCAGCGCCTGAGACTGAAGCGCCAGAAACCACGGAAGCAGCTCAGCAGCCGCCGATCGCCAACAAGGCCGGCGCCAATACCCGCACCAAGGCCGGCTAATGTCCGAGGTCGTCACGCTCGAGCCACCTCAGGACCGAGCCGTGACGCTCGAGGAAGCGCGCCAGCAATTGCGTCTTGATGGACGCGACGAGGATCTGCTGCTGGGCGCAAAGCTTGATGCAGCCCAGGCCGAACTGGAACTGCTGACCGGGCTCAAGCTCTGCCAGCAGACCCTCGAACTGCAGCTGGAAGGCTGGCCGCAGGAAATCATCGTGCCGGTCCGACCGGTGACTGTTGCCGAGATCCGCTACACGGCGGCAAATGGTGCGACGGCAACTCTGCCCGAGGCGGACTATGTCGCCCGGCGGCGCAATGGGTTCACCCGCATCCGCCCGGCTTCCGGCAAATCTTGGCCTGCACTGGCCGATGACGGCCTGATCCGCATCACTCTTTCAGCCGGATTTTCCGATACCGACCCCGAACTCCAGATCGCTCGGGCCGCAATTCTCGTCAAAACCGCCTCGATGTTCGAAAACCGCGAAGGTGCGCCCTGTCTCGCCTTCGACAGCCTAGTGGGGCAGCTCCAATGTCGCTGGATCTAGCCTCCAAGCTCGACAAGCGGATCCGGATTGAGCGCAAGGTGGTGGCCCGTGACCCGCACTACGGCACTGAAGTCATCACCTGGTCAGAATTTGCCTGCGTCTGGGCCGAGGTGAAGGACATTCTGCCCTCACGGGCCGAGCGATTGGCGGACAGCATCCAGATCGGCTGGCGACCTACCCGCATCCGCATCCGGTATCTTCCAGGATTGGCCGCAGACATGCGGATCATCATCGATAATCGTACCCACCAGATCATTTCCGGCCCGGCCACGCTTGGCCGGCGAGAGGTCATGGAGATCATGGCCGAAGAACTCTCCAGTGAAGGAGCGGAGCCATGACCATCAGGCTCAAAGGCGGCCCCGAGCTGCTTCGATTGCTCGATGAACTGCCCAAGAACCTCGAGCGCAACGTCATCCGCGGCGGTCTGCGCGCCGGGGCCAAGGTCATTCAGCAGCAGGCCAAGGCCAATGTCCCGGTTCGCACCGGCAAGCTCAAGAAAGCGATCGGGATCGGCACCCGCACCGATGGATCGAAGCTCTCATCCTACGTCAAACTGCGCGGGAGCGGCTCCTATCTCGGCCTCTTCGTCGAATATGGCGTCGCGCCCCACGTAATCTCGGTGTCCGAGGCCGACAGACCGGTCCGCCAGACCCGGCATGGCCCTCGTGCGGTCTCGATAGGCACGATGAACAAGATGCTGAAGCGCGGCAGCCTCAAGATCGGCGAGAACTTCGTCGGGCCCGTCGTCATGCACCCCGGGCACGCACCTAGGCCGTTTCTGCGCCCGGCGCTCGACCAGAAGGCGGAAGAAGCCGTCAATGCAATGGGCGCTTACATCGCCCACCGCGTCCAGATTGGCGATCTTCGTGCCCCGACCCTTGAGGTCGATGACGAATGAACGGGGTCATTGTCGTCCGCTCGCTCCTGGTGGCCGACACCGGGCTGACGGCGCTCGTCACGGAGGCAAGGATCGCGGCTGGTAGCCTGCCGCAAGGCACAAAGCTCCCAGCAATCTCGCTGATCTCGGTCAGCAGCGTTGATCGCAACATTCCCGCGCCCGGCCCAAAGCGCCGGGCCACGGAACGGGTTCAGGTGACGGTGCTGGCGCGCACCTATCCTGAAACCAAGGCCATTCTTGCCGCCATCCGCACGGCCGCCGCCGACCAGATGCCTGCCATCGACGGGCTTACCGACGTCACCGTGCACACCGATTCCGCCGGACCTGATTTCCTCGACGAGGAAACCGGCATCCACATGCAGACGCAGGACTTCCGCGTCTCATTCAACGAGGCGCGTTGAGGCCTCACCTTCATAAGGACCTAGATTATGACCGTTCGGACTTCCGCCGGCACCACTCTGAAGGTGTCGGCCTCTACCCCTGCGACCTTCGATGCCACCGGTTACAACGCGCTTGTCATGACGGTGGTCGGCGAAGTGTCTGACCTTGGCGAGTTTGGGCGCGAGTTCAATCTCGTGACATTCAACCCTGTTGGCAGCCGCGGCGTCGTCAAGAAGAAGGGCAGCTTCAACCAGGGTACGATGCAGATCCAGCTCGGCCTCGATACTGACGATGCGGGCCAGATTCTGCTGAAGTCCGCTTCGACTTCGGATGCTGACCACAGCTTCCTCGTCACCACGCAGAATGGCGACAAATACTACTTCCAGGCACAGGTCATGAGCTTCAAGGTCAACGTGGGGTCGGTTGATCAGATCACGACCGCCACGGTCGCTCTCGAACTAACCACCAATTCCGCCGGTGTAGGCATCGTCGAGGTGCTGGCGCCGTAAACCGCAACATTGATTGCCCGCAGGCGCTGTAACGCTTTGCAAAGGTTGCGTCAGGAGATTTAGCAGTTAGACCTTTTGTATCAATCAGGGGGTGGGGAATATGCTGGCGAAACTTGAGCAAGTTTATCTTGCAGTACTGCGGGTGGTTATTCTCGTTGCAGCAACTGTTGCTTTGGTTGTGGCCGCATTCGGGACGATTGGCGCCATCCCGCCCTTGATCAAATGGGCAGGCCTCACTGATGTCACTGCTCCCACTGGGGGAACTCTCGGCGAATTCATCAGGGAAATGAAAGCCTCTGGGACGAGTGATGACCTTCCCAACACGACTACTACCACAACGGTCATCAACATCCTGCCGAATATCAATGCGGCTGCCTTGAACTTAAAGAAGTATCTCGGTGACCGTACTCGTCTGACTGCTGATCAGCTCGCGGAGGGCCTGCAGGGGTTTGCAGACGAATATCCGATGCATTCAGATGCCTACGCAAAGAGCGTCAGGGCTTTGACTGAAGAGCTGCTAGTCAGCAAAGGCAAGCCGCTAAGTGAAGGCAGAATTTCAGAGCTTTTGGCCTGGCACAACAAGCGCTTCGAGGCGAACATTGAGCTGCGTGCGGCGGAGCAAGCTGAGGGGAACTCCAAGTTTTTGATGACGATTGGGGTAGCGGCCATTTCGTTTTTGGCTTTCGTCCTGATTATCTTCATTTTCCTCTTCGTGAAAATCGAGCGGAATCTCCGACCAGCTCGAACCGATCCGGTTTCCTCGGAACCAAGCGAAAATTCTTGAGGAACGCGTGATGATCCGCCCAGTAGCCGGCATCTCTGCATTGCTCCTGTTGGCTGGGTGCGGCAGTTCAGGTCATGGGCCGGTCGACACGACACTTCCCGACGAGGCATCGAGTGCTGTTGCGACAGAGGTCGCAAGCGAGAGTGCATCTGCGATTGAACAAGAAGCCACATCGACCGATTTGGCCGGGCAGAAGCCGATAAGGTCGCGGGTGCCAGCGCGCGTTAAACCTTACGAACAGAGCGAGGAAACTGCGAGCGAGCAAAGGAGTTATAGCTCCTCAAACCAAGTTTCTAATGCCACTCCGCTAGGAAACCCCGGCAACTGGGTAACTTCAAATGATTATCCAACTAGGGCGCTTCGCGAAGACCGAGGGGGCACAAGTCGGTTTCGATTATCGATTGGGCCAGATGGACGTGTGGCTGACTGCAACATTACGCAATCGAGTGGTTCTGCCGATCTTGATGAAGCTACATGCGCAAACGTTACAAGGAGAGCCAGGTTCAGGCCTGCGACTGACGCTGCAGGAACGCCTGTGATTGGCTATTATTCCAGCTCGGTTCATTGGTCGATCCCTGGATACTAGCAATTGGCAAGAATACATCACGCTTGATGCTCTGTTCAAATCCACTCAGGTCGATTGTTTGAATTGCTGGTGCGGATGGCGGGACTCGAACCCGCACGAGGATACCCTCACAAGATTTTAAGTCTCGGGCGTCTACCATTCCGCCACATCCGCTTTGCCACATCAGCATGGTGCGGACGAAGGGACTCGAACCCCCACACCTTGCGGCGCCAGAACCTAAATCTGGTGCGTCTACCAATTTCGCCACGCCCGCACTGGCGCTGGCCTTTCCCAGATCATGCCCAAATTGCCAAGGAGAACACGCATGTTCGATATCACCACGCTTGCCGCGGCCGACACCTCGACCCTCGAGCTCGTCGGCGGCGACGATGCCCCGCTCTTTGATGAAAAGGGGGCGCGCCTCTCGGTTACGGTCTATGGTCCGGGCTCGAAGGTCTACCAGCGGGCGCAGGCTCGCCAGCAGAACCAGCTGATGGACAAGATCAAGAAGCGCGGGAAGATGGACCAGTCGGCCGAAGAAAAGCTCGCTGAACAGGCGGATTTCCTTGCCGCCTGCACGGTCAGCTTCAACGGCTTTACCTATCCGCCTGCGGATGGCCTCGAAGGTCAGGAGCTCTTTCGCAAGGCCTATGCCGATCCCTCGATCGGGTTCATCGCGACGCAGGTTGCCGCCCATATTAACGACTGGGCAAATTTTACGAAGAGCTCAGGTTCGAGCTGAGCCTTTACGTCCGCCAACTCGCGTGGCTTGGCACGGCGCCAAAGCCGCGGATTACCAAACACACCAAGCCGGACACCGACGCTGAGCCGCTCACCCGGCTACAGCGAATGACGATTGACGATCTTGCGCCTGACTTCCCGCCTATCCGCACCCCATGGGTGATCGACTGGCTCATGGAGGTCGGACCAACTGACCCCGGCGGCATGGGCGCAGTTCCCATTTCATGGGGCTCCATCGAGCACTGGCAGCGCTGCACGGGGCATGACTTCCCGCCATGGGTCGCCAGGCTGCTGCGCCGCCTGTCTGTCGAGTTCGTCGCCGAAACCGTCCGAGCCCGCGAGCCTGATTGTCCGCCGCCCTGGACTGCCACTTCCAGTCTCAACCGTGATCAAGTCTCCCGGAAGGTCACCAATGCCTTCCGGGCGATGATGCTGCCCAAGGAGCCTGCACCATGAAAGCCGGCACCCTTGAAATTGAGATGATCACCAATGTCGCCCGTCTCCAGAAGGAGATGGCCGACATGAAGCGGACGGTGGCTGGCGCCATGGGCGATGTGGTGGACTCCGCTGCCCGGGCAGACAAGGCGCTGAATGCGGTTGGCGGCGGCGGTGTCACCCGCATGGGCGGCTCCGCCAAGCTTGCCGGCCACCACGTCCAGAACCTCGTCTATCAGCTGAATGACATGGTCGTCGGCCTGTTCTCCGGACAGAAGCCGCTCACCGTGTTCATGCAGCAGGGCACGCAGATCGGTCAGATCGCCATGCAGGCGGGTGTGGGAATTGGCGGCATGGCTCGGGCTTTGCTGGGGCTTGCCGCAAGTGCAGCTGCGACAGCGCTCACCAATCCCTATTTGCTGGCGGCAGCAGCTGCTGCTGCAGTGGCCTTCGGCGCGTTCAAGATGTTCCAGGGATCCGTGAAGCAGTCGGGCGAGCTCGACAAATATGCCCAGAGCCTCGGTCTCACCAAGAAGGAGATGGAGAAGCTGGGTCCAGTCGGGATTACCGTCGGGGACACCATGAAGGGTCTCTGGAAGACTGTCTCCGATGGTCTCAACCTCGGCTCGGTGTTCTCGACCCTCAAGGACTGGGCGGTGACCGCCTTCGAGACCGTGATGCAGGTCGGCAAATACGCGATTGCCTTCATCTATGCAGGATGGGTCGGCGGGTTCAATGCGATCAGGATTATCTGGTCGTCGCTGCCAGCCGTGATCAGCGAGGCTGCTGTTGGCGCAGCCAACCTTACGATCAGCGGCGTCGAGTTTATGGCGAACAAGGCGATCGCCGCGATCAACTGGCTGGTCGACCGGGTGAACCCGCTGCTCGACCGGGTCGGGCTCTCCTCCATCTCGCGGATCGAGAGCGTTGCTCTACCGCGCATGGAAAACAGCTTTGCGGGCTCAACCGCCAGGATGGCGAGCCAGATCAAAGGAGAGTTCAGCAGCGCCTTTGGCGATGCCATTTCGATGATGGACAGCTTTTCGGCCAAGTGGCGCGAGAACAGCATTGCGGCTGCCAAGGCCCGGCTTGCTGCCAAAGCGGACGAGATCCGGGGCGACAAGACCGACAAGGCTGCCAAAGGCCTCAAGACCACAGAGGCGGAAAAGGCGCTCAAGGCGGCGCAGGAATTTGCGCAGGGTCTCGAAATCGAGACGGCCAAGATCGGCAAGACCCCAATCGAGATCAAGCGCATGGAAGTCGCGATGGCGGCCCTAAAAGCCCCGACCGATGAGGCGCGGCTCGCGATCCTGCAGGCTGGCGAAGCCTGGGAGCAGGCAACCCGGGCGCAGGCCGAGAAGGAGTTCGTCCGCAACACCATCGCCCCGCTCGAACTGCAGGTCGAGATGCTGGGCAAATCCAGCAAGGCGCAAGCGCTCGCCAATCTCGAAGCCGAGAAAGAGCAGATCGTCCTCGAGCGCGGGGCCGCTGCCTGGGAACGATACCGGGCCGCCAAGGCTGGGCTCATCGAGCACGACTTCGCGGTTCAGGACCAGGAGCAGTATCTCAAGAGCCTGGAAGATATGGTCTCGGCAACCGAACAGGCTGCGCGCGGCATGGCCGATGCCTTTGGCTCGGTGGGCGGTGCTATCGGCGGCATCACGGCCCAAATTACCCGATTTGCCTCGGAGCAAGCGGGTGCCGCCAAGCGCGTGGCCGATGCCGAGCGCGAATATGGCAAGACCTCGTTCCAATACGCGGATGCCCGCACAGCCCAAGCCTCGGCCGAGATCCACCACTATGGCAACCTGGCATCTGCCGCGAAGGGGTTCTTCAAGGAAGGTTCCGACGGCTACAAGGCGCTGCTCGCCGCCGAAAAAGTGTTCCGCGCCTTTGAACTCGCCATCGCGATCAAGAACGCCGCGGTAAAGATCGGGCTCATTGGCGCCCAGACTGCGGCGAAGGTCACCAGCGACACCGCCATGGCCGCCTCCGATACCGCGCGCGCCGGGGTCGAACAGGGCAACTCGATCATCACGACCGGGATCAAGGCGGTAGAAGCGGTGGTGAACGCGATCCGCTCGCTGCCGTTCCCGCTCAACATTGCCGCGGGCGCGCTGACCGCCGGGGTTATTGCCTCGCTCGGCGTTGCGATCGGCGGCGCGTTCGGCGGCTCGCAAAAGCTGCCGGCGGCCAATGATGGCACTGGCACGGTGTTCGGCGATGCCAGCGCCAAGTCCGAGAGCATCGCCAAGTCACTCGACCACCTGCGCGAGGTCGATACGCTGACCATGCGCTATTCCGCTGCCATGCTGGCCGCCTTGAAGAATATCGAGGCCAACATTGGCGGTCTCACCAACCTCATCATCCGTACCGGCGGGATCGAAGCATCGGCCGCCGGCATTCAGACCGGCACGAAGCTGACGGGCCTGTTGGGCGCGACCAACTCGGTCCTAACCGGCGTCTCTAACTTCCTGGGCTCCAAGACCGGATCGCTGATCGGTGCAGGCATCGGCATGGCTATTGCCGGCCCCATCGGTGCGGCGATCGGGTTCCTTGGCGCCAAGCTGCTTGGCGGTCTCGGAAAGGTGCTCGGCAGCATCGTCAACGCGCTCTTCGGCACCAAGACCAAGATCGTGGGCCAGGGTATATACGGCGGCGCGCAATCGCTGGGCTCAATCCTTTCGGGCGGCTTTGACGCGAGCTATTACAGCGACATCAAGAAGACGAAGAAGTTCTTTGGGATCAGCGTCGGCTCGAGCTACTCGACCCAGTATTCTGCAGCGAGCGCCGAGCTCGAGCAGCAGTTTGGCCTCATCTTCCGGGGCTTCTATGACGCCATCTCGGCGGCGGCCGGGCCTCTAGGGCTCTCGCTCGACGAGGTGCAAACGCGGCTAAATGGCTTTGTCATCAACATCGGCAAGATTGATCTCAAAGGCCTGACCGGCGACCAGATCCAGGAGAAGTTGACCGCAATCTTTGGCGCGGCGGCAGACAATCTCGCCCGCTATGCGGTGCCCGGCCTCGAGCAGTTTAGACAAGTCGGCGAGGGCTACTTCGAGACGCTAGTCCGTGTCGCTTCCAGCATCGAGGCCGTAACCTCGTCGCTGAGCCTGCTTGGCACCTCGGTCAAGGGGCTGTCCCTTTCGGCCAAGATGAACCTGTTCGACATGTTCGGCTCGGCCAGTGACATGGCATCGGCCACCGGGGACTATTTCTCACTGTTCTATACCAAGGCCGAACAGTCGGCCGCCCAGACGGCGCAGCTGGCGAGGATCTTCGAAAGCCTAGGGCTAACCCTGCCTGACAGCATCACGGGGTTCAGAGCGCTGGTTGAAGCGCAGGATCTAACCACCGATGCTGGCCGCGCAGCCTATGTCGCGCTGATCCAGCTCGCGCCTGCCTTTGCCGAAGTAATTGGCGCTGCCCAGGATGCGGCAAGTGCGGCGGCCATTGCGGACGAACGCCTGTCGCTTGAACGCCAGTTGCTCGAACTGCAGGGCAACACGGCTGCGTTGCGTGCAATGGATCTGGCTCAGCTTGATGCATCCAACCAGGCGTTGCAGCAGCAGATCTGGGCGCTGCAGGATCAGCAGAAGGTGGCCGATGAAGCGGCTGCCGCAGCTGACAAGCTCCGTTCGGCATGGTCGCAGATCACCGACAGCCTACTTTCGGAGGTCGCGCGCATACGCGGGACCATGGACGGCGGCACCAAGAGCTACGCGCAGGCACTCTCTGAGTTCAACGCGGCAACGCTTGCGGCACGGGCTGGTGATCAGGAGGCGGTGAAGTCGCTGCCGGGCCTCAGCCAAAGCCTGCTGACCGCTGCCGCTGATGCGGCGACCTCGGCGCAGGATCTTGCCCGTATTAAGGGGCAGACCGCGGCGAGCCTTGAGCAGACCGTGGCGATCATCAATGCCATGGCGGGTCTCAGCACGGATGCCGCAACCGCTGCGGCCGCCACTTCGGTCACACCCTCTTGGTGGGAGCAGTTTGCAAGCACCCAAACCGCGACAGCGACCTCGGCGGCCAACGACAGTGCTAATGTGCTGATCGATGGACTGGCAGCGCTCAAACAGGAACTGTCGGATCTGCGCGATGAGCAGCGCATTGCCTCAGCCACCATTGCTTCGGGCACAAGCAAGACCGCCCGTATCCTCGAGCGGGTGACGCCGGACGGTGACGCGCTGGCAGTAAGGGCGGCAGCATGAAGCTGATCCGTCCGACCACGCTGACGGATGCCATGCTTACCAGCAGCACGGCTCCAGAGAACGATTATGCGGTGTGGAGTTCGAGTACGGCCTACGCGGTCGGCGCCCGGGTCATCCTGACCTCGACGCATCGCAAGTATGAAGCCTTGGCGGCCTCCACCGCCGTGAACCCGGCGAGCGATCCGACCAAATGGCTGGATCTCGGGCCGACCAACCGCTGGGCCATGTTCGATGCGCGAGTGGGCACGGCGACGACCCGCACAGGATCGCTCCAGGTCGTACTGGCACCTGGCGCTGCCGATGGCTTGGCGCTGATGGACACCGATGCCGAAAGCGTGAGCGTGGCGCTCAGTGTTGGTGGCAGCGTGATTTACAGCAAGAGCCAGAGCTTCAACATCGGCGGCACGGCGATCGACAACTGGTTCAGCTGGTTCTTCGAGCCCTTGGGCCGCAAATCAGGCATGCTGTTCCTGGACGTACCCGTTTACGAAAGCGGGGTTCTGACCGTAACGCTGACCCGGGACAATCCCGCTGATACCGTATCCTGCGGCACGCTTCTGGTCGGCCGCCAGTTTGACATCGGCGATACCGAACATGGTGTCGATCTTGGGATCATCGACTATTCGCGCAAAGAAACCGACCAGTTCGGGGTGACCTCGGTGGTCGAGCGCGCTTTTGCCAAGCGGATGAGTGTCCGCGTTGTGATGCAAACTAGCGCCGTTGACGACGTGCACCGCACGCTGGCCTCCATTCGCGCGACGCCAGTGCTGTGGATCGGCTCGGAGAGCTTTGAAAGCCTCACCGTCTTTGGCTTCTACAAAGAGTTCTCGATTGACCTTGCCTACCCGACGCTGAGCTACTGCAGCCTCACAATCGAGGGTTTGACCTGAGCCATTCGGGCCAGACCTTTTCCCCGCTTGAGGGACCTTCCATGACCATTACAACCTTGCCAGCGCCGCCCACCCGGGCGGACGCGACCAATTTCAATGCGCGGGCAGACGCCTTCCTGTCAGCACTCCCGACCTTCGCGACCGAGGCCAATGCGCTGGCGAGCGAAGTGAACGGCTATGCCAGTAATGCTGCTGCCAGTGCCGCCACGGCCACCAATGCGCCTGGCACCAGCGCGACCAGCACCACCAGCCTTGCTGTCGGCGCTGGGTCGAAGGCGCTAACGGTGCAGACTGGCAAAGCTCTGGTCGTGGGGCAGTGGGTGACTATCACGTCGACGGCGACGCCGGCCAACTGGATGCACGGCCAGGTCACGGCCTACACCAGCGGCACGGGCGCGCTCACGGTCAATGTGTCAGCAATTGGCGGGAGCGGTACCTATGCGGCCTGGACTGTTGGCCTCAGCGCGCCATCCCAGTCGAGCGCGGCGCTTCTTTCGACCTCAAGCTATGCTGACCCCACCTGGCTGACCTCGCTGGCCGCATCGAAGCTCACCGGTACCGTGCTGATTACTGGCGGCGGTACCGGTGCGAACACCGGGGCAGATGCGCGCACCAATCTTGACGTGCCCTCGCGCTCGGGCGCTGGCGCTTCTGGTACCTGGGGAATCTCGATCAGCGGCAATGCCGCAAGTGCCAATACGGCCACGACTGCGACGGTGTCGGGCACAGCCAATGCGCTCAACACTGCAGGCAGCTATCAGGTGGGCTCGCTCGGGATCGGGACCGCGGCTTCCGGCGTTGCTGGTGAAATCCGCGCGACCGGTGACATCACCGCGTTCTTTGCCTCGGATGTTCGGCTGAAGGAGAACGTAAAGCCGATCGTGGGTGCACTCAGCGCCGTGCTCGCGATTGGCGGTAAGACCTTTGACTGGAGCGACAGCCACATCGCAGCGCGCGGCGGCGAAGACGGCCTCTTCGTGCGCAAAGCCGACTTCGGGGTGATTGCGCAGGACGTCGAGCGCGTCTTCCCCCTTGCGGTCTGTGCTCGGCCTGACGGCCATCTCGCGGTCGACTACGCCAAGCTCGCCGCGCTCGCTTTCCAGGCCATCATCGAGATCAAGGCCGAGGTCGACGATCTGCGCGTTCAGCTTCCCAACATACCAATTGCTGGGGCCGCTGATGCCTGAACAGGATCCCGCCGTCGAAATGGCGCTCATCAGGGCAGACCTCGAAGCCGTTCAGGAAGAGCTGAAGGCCGTGCGCAAGGAGCTCAAGGACCTGCTCGATGCCTGGAACACCGCCACCGGGGTCGTACGGTTCGTCAAATGGCTCTCGACCCTCGTGGCAGCGATCGCGGTGATCACGGCCGCGTTCAAAGGCTTTTCAGGCCGCTAACCTTCATCAGGAGAATATCCATGAACCCGCTACCGCCAGCCTACCGCTGGCTTGATGATCTGCAGCCGCTGCCCAGGATGGTGGCGGAAGCTCGTAAGCTCTTCGGAACGGTCGAGGCCAAAGGCGCCGCCGACAATCCGGTGATCCTGGGCTGGGCCAAAGAGCTCGGCCTCGCCAAGGTCTACAACCACGACGAGATCCCCTGGTGCGGGCTCTTTGCCGGCATTGTTGCCAAGCGTGCCGGCAAGGCGCTGCCCAGCCAGCCGCTCTGGGCGCGCAGCTGGGTGAACTTCGGCAAGGATGGCAGCGCAAAGCCGCAGCTTGGCGATGTGCTCGTCTTCCGCCGCGGTGAGGTCTCCGGCCATGTCGGGCTCTACATCGGTGAGGACTACGGCGCCTTTCATGTGCTCGGCGGCAACCAGTCCGATGGCGTGACCATCACCCGCATTGCCAGGGAGCGCTGCATCGCGGTCCGCCGCCCTGTCTACAAGGCAGCGCCTGGAACCGCGAAGCCGGTCGAACTGGCAGCGACCGGTGCGCTTTCAACGAACGAAGCCTGACCCAACCATCCACTGCTTCACAAGCAGCTGGTTCATCCCGCCCGCCATTTGGCGGGTTTTTTATTGGAGAAGTGACATGGAAGACCTCAAACCCTGGTGGACTTCGAAGGCCATCTGGACCGGCGTTATCGGCAGCCTTTGGGGCGTTGCCGGCACGCTCGGCGTTCTACCCGCCGGGCTCGACCAGACTGACGTATTGACCGTGGTGCTGGCGCTGACCGGTATCGGCGGCGTCCTGTTCCGCAAGACGGCAACAGCCCGCATCGGCTGATGCACAATGGCGGGGGCTGCGGCTCCCGCCACCCTGAATTCCAAACAGGTGCAGGCATGACCAGGCTGACCATTCGCCGGTGCGGTACCAAGCGCGTGCGCGCCACCTTCTTTGCCGACCAGAGCGCAGGGCTGGCCCGGGATCTTGCCGGTCTAACGCTCATGGTTATCGATCAAAGCCCGAACATTGCAGCGCCCGCACTTGCGATCCTGATCCCACCTTCGGGCGGGCAGATTGAAGTGCTCTGGAGCGACGAGCAGACTGCGCCGCTTGCGCCCGGTGCCGGCAAGGTCTGGCTGACGCTGGGCTTCGAGAATGAGAGCGGGGAGCGTGAGGTTCTTCCGACCCTTACGTTTGATGTCGAATGACGGCCGCGCTTCAGATCATCGAGGCGGTCCAGACCATCCTCGTCGAGAGCGACGGCACAAGCATCACACTTGATGTCTCGAGCGCCGGGATCTCAGGCCCACGCGGGTTTACCGGGCCTCAAGGGCCTCAGGGGCCGCCCGGACCGCTGAGCGCACTGACCGATCTCAGCGATGTCGACCTCGCCACGCCCGAGGGCGGCGACGTCCTCACCTACTCATCCCCCACCAACACATGGATCAACGAGAAAGCGACCAGACTGGTCGACGGAGGTAATTTCTGATGGCCAATACCTTGCGCATCAAGCGGCGGGCTGCAGGCGGTGCGGCCGGCGCTCCGGCTTCGCTTGCCAATGCAGAGCTCGCGTTCAACGAACAGGACAACACCCTCTATTACGGCACCGGCACGGGCGGCGCTGGCGGCACCGCAACGTCAGTCATCGCGATCGGCGGCTCGGGGGCTTTCATGGCAACGACTGGCGTCCAGACCATCGCCGGGACCAAGACGTTTACCTCAACGATCTCGGGCTCGATCGATGGCAATGCAGGTTCGGCGACCAAGCTGGCGACCCCGCGCACCTTCTCCATCACCGGGGACGGCACGGGCTCCGCAAGCTTTGATGGTTCAGCCAACGCCTCGATCGCGCTGACCCTTGCCAACTCTGGTGCAACCGCCGGAACCTATGGTTCTGCCACGCAAGTCGGTCAGGTTGCGGTCGACGCCAAGGGGCGCGTGACGGCCGCCAGCAATGTTGCGATCACGTTCCCGGTCACGTCCGTTGCGGGACGCACCGGGGCCATCACGATCACCACGTCCGACGTCTCGGAAGGTACCAACCTCTATTACACTGACGTCCGTGTCCGGTCGAACCGGCTCGACCAATTGGCTGCCCCCACGGCTGCCGTAGTGCTGAACAGCCAGCGGATCACAGGCCTCGCAGATCCGACTGCAGCCCAGGACGCAGCCACCAAGAACTACGTCGATCTTACCGTTCAAGGTCTCGACCCCAAGGCCTCGGTCAAGGCGGCGTCCACGGCCAACATCGCATCGCTATCTGGTGCAATGACCATCGACGGCGTTGCTCTGGTGGCCGGCGACCGCGTGCTGGTGAAAGACCAGAACACGACGTCCGCCAATGGCGTTTATGTCGTTGCGGCTGGTGCCTGGGCTCGCGCTGACGACCTCTCGACCTGGGCGGAGCATGTCGCGGCTTATCTGTTCGTCGAACAGGGCGCCGTGAACGCCGACGTCGGCTTCCTCTGCACTGTCGATACTGGCGGCACGCTCGGCACAACCGCGATCACCTTCGTCCAGTTCAATGGCGCGGGGCAGATCGTTGCGGGCGCTGGTCTCACCAAGACCGGGAATACGATTGATGTGGGTGCTGGTACTGGCATCTCCGTGGCAGCCGACAGCTTGGGCCTCAGCGGTCAGGCGTTGGCCCTGCATAACCTTGCCACGAGTGGTCTTGTTACCCGCACGGCTGCCGACACCATTGCCGGACGGACGATCACGGCCGGGTCGACCAAGGTCGCGATCACCAATGGCGATGGTGTTGCCGGCAACCCGACCATTGACGTCAACGAAGCCAACCTGACCCTTGGTAACATCGGCGGCACGCTTGGGGTGGCCAAGGGTGGCTCGGGCGCGACCACGCTGACCGGCTATATCAAGGGCAACGGCACAGCTGCATTCACTGCCTCTGCGACCATTCCCAATACCGACATTTTGGGCCTTGGCACGATGTCGACGCAGGCAGCAAGCTCGGTGGCTATCACCGGTGGCTCGATCGACGGGGTTACTCTTGATGGGGGTACATTCTGATGGCGAACACAATTCTGCTCAAGCGATCCTCGACCGCCTCGAGTGTGCCTACTGCCGGTTCGCTTCAGGCCGGTGAACTGGCAGTCAATCTGGCCGATCAGAAGCTCTACTCGAAGACGGCCGGTGGGACGGTGGTGCAGGTCGGGTTTGGTAATCTGACCTCTGGTATGGTGACAACTGCGCTGGGTTACACGCCATACAACTCGAACAACCCAAGCGGCTACATCACCAGTAGTGGATCGATTACCGGCTCCGCGGGATCCTGCACGGGGAATGCCGCGACTGCGACCAAGTGGGCGACAGGGCGAACCATCGCGCTGACGGGCGACGTGAGTGGCACTAGTGCTGCTTTTGACGGGGCCGCTGCCCTCTCGTTCGCGACGGCGCTGGCGAACTCCGGGGTTTCCGCCGGAACTTACACCAAAGTCACAGTCGATGCCAAAGGCCGGGTCACGACCGGCGCTTCGCTCGCATCTTCAGATGTGACCGGAGCCCTCGGGTACACGCCGGCGAACAAGGGTGGCGAGAGCTTCACGGGCTCGATTTCAGTGAGCGGTACGATCACCGCGAGTGGAGACATTACGGCTTATTCCGACGCTTCGCTCAAGACAGACGTGGAAACCATCAGTGGTGCGCTTGAGCTTGTGAAGCGGATGCGCGGTGTTCGATACACCCGCACCGATACAGGTATGGCTGGTATTGGTGTCATTGCGCAGGAGATGCAGGAGGTCATACCGGAGGTTGTTGCGTCAAACGACGATGGCATGGCTTCGGTGGCATACGGCAATTTGGTTGGAGTGCTAATTGAGGCGGTGAAGGAGTTGGCTGAGAGGTTGTAA